TACAGTTGAGTATGTAAGGGCACGATAAAGCCTGACTCATCTGTATCGTTTAATGCTGCCTTACCTGAGATAACTACCGACTTACCTTTGTAGACTACGTTCCTGTGGTTCAGACCTCTGATAGCCAAAGTACGATAGGCATTCTCTTCATGCTGCCAAGTAATATAGATTGGTTCTCTCCAATCAATTTCTATCTGTTGGGTCTCTCCCTTTTGAACATAAATAATCAAGCTATCTTGAAAAGCAGCACCCTTCGTAACATCAATTTCTCCTTTAACAGCCCCCGGCTTAAATACCCCATTAGAGATCTGTTCTGTCATGGAACTCCATGACAATGTCATGTCGTAATCAATACTCGGGTGGTTAGAGCGTATCCGTATACTCATAGCAGGAGCATAGGGAACTTCCACGTATTCTGGTTCTTCTGTTTTAAAAAGAGGATCTAGTGGATTATTTTGAGCCTCTCTCCACTCCCTCCATATAGCTTGCTTCTCCTGAGCCTCTATATAGTTATTTTCCCATTCAGTGTATTCAAACCCTAATTGAGCAGAAAGCTGCTGTTGGAAGAACTCATATAGGTATCTTCTACTAGATTGATCTTTAGCATTTAGTGCAACACCGAAGTTAATAAAAGCATGGTCTATGTCTTTTAGTGATGCATTATCTGCAAGGGAATCAATGATCTTATCTATCTTGGCTCCAGTACTTTTTCTAAGAGCTTTTTTACCTTTTGTGTAGAGGTCTGGTAGATAAGTCTCAGATAAGAATCTGTTCCACAATCTAACGGGAATAAATGGAAAAAATTCTCCTATAGACACTGAGGCAGTGAATTGGCTATCCATTGCACTGTTACCTGAGTTTTCCCTGTAGATCATAATCTTAGCTGGAGACCATCCTTTAAGAATATTGATCTGATAATCTGTCCGTGAAATGTTTTTTACTTCGACACTTCTAGTTGTTGTAACAGTAGTAGTGGTTCTAATGACCCCTCCTCCAAGGTCATCCGCCACCACACTCTCAGATGTAGACTCTATTACTACGTGTTCTTGGAAGATGTATAAGTACTCTATTTGATTTCCAAGAGAATCACTGTTAGGCATGGAACCAAGGTAGGTAGATTTTTCCCAGGTGCTATCTGTCTCATTTTTGGTAATAGTCTGTGGAGATGTGGTTTCACTGTATTCAGTGGGAGTACCATCAGAATATTCAACAGTTGTTGCTACTGTTGTAGGGATTTGATACTCAACACTTCTAGTTACGGTTCCTGTGTTAACCCACCCTGATGTTGAAGGAGGAGGAGAAGTACCATGAATAATAGTTGGTCCCTCTTCGACTCCCCCTTCAGTATTTTCTTGAGACATTGAGTAGGTGGCATACACGTATCTAGCATCTTTTACATACCCAACAGGCACGAATCTTTCTTGTGATATCTCTCCACCTGATTCGTTATAGAAATGAATGATTACTTCTCCAGTTTCTTCATCAAAAGAAGATGCCCAATTTCCTTCTGCCATTCCTACATGGTTCTCTAGCATGTACTGCATTGCCCAATAGTTATATTCAGCAATGCCCAGTTCAGCCAGAGAAATCATTACTCTGCTTGGATCAGGTGGATTAATGTATGCAGCAATAATGTTGTGATTTACTTTAGCAGGAAGGGAGATTTCTCCCCCTGTCTGCTGCACAACATCCTGGGTATACCCAGAACTTACTGCCCATCTTGAGAAGTTTCTAAAGGTAATCCCCGGTCCGTCTAAATAAGTACGAACCAGATTTTCCCCTACATATAAGTTTCTGGGATTTGAAATGATCCCCAAGATGGTAGTTTTGAGAAAATTATTCCTGCTGTCCTCTGGCCCAGCTAAATTGTAGGTTGTAGAGGACACATGAACTTTCTTCTTACTTTTCAAAGATCCCATGAAACTTATCCAATATCATTGGCTAGTTTAATTGCATTCATCACCTCGTTAACACTGTTGTTATTCAGTGCATCGGGAGGCAACAGACCTTCATCAAGTGTCTTCTGAGTGATCCAAGAATCAAGGAACATCTTGGCAGCATTGGTCTCAGCATTTCTCTTATAAGAAGCTATCTGCTGTGTATACAGATCTTTTTGTTTGCCCAACGTGCCAACAACAGGAAGACCATCTGTCCGAACATCCAGAGTCTGAGCAACCTGTACTTCTTTCTGTTCATGCAGTAGATCTCTCTGTGCAGGAAGAATTTCTGTCAGGTTAAATACAGCAGTCCTGTGGTTAACAGGCAATGTATTCTTCAAGCCAAAGTCTTTGGCATCATTATCCAGCTCAAGGCCCAAATGTTGACTTGGAAGGATTGTAGTAAGATTGAAATTCTTGGTTCTATTATCAATATCTAGACCATCAATCTGCTTCTGAAGCGTGAGGTTCTGTTTAGGTAGAATGTTGTCGTAGGTGTATTGGGCAGTGCAGTGCTCAATTCCAGAAATAGCCAGTTGGGATTTACCCAGTGCATATTTGGTTTTGGATTCAAGAGCCTCAATGTAGAAAGTAGCCAGCTTGTTTTTCTCTGACTCTAGTTGGACTCTTGCTGTAATCGCATTTAGTTGGGCATTAATAGCAGCCCACTTGGTAGCATCTTTCTGTAGGACAAACTGAATAGCATTAGTCATAGCTGCTTCAGTTAAGGCAATATAAACCTTAGAATAATCATCTGCTGAAATTCTATTTAGTTTAAATTGCTTATCCAGATGAGTAGCAATACCTCCCATTAGTGCATCAAAGGTTCCATCCCCTTCCTTGGCAGAAGCCACAATATCTTTATTGCTTACTGAAGCAATCTCTTTATACAGTGCTCCTGTCTCATCCCCAGGAAATTGATAAATAGGGCTACTGAGATCAATCACAGGGACGTTGATATCTACGTCTTTTGTTAAAGACTCCATCAAGCTATTTGCAGAAGTATCTATTCCACAACTCATAAACTATCTCCAATAAAAAAGCCCGCTATACATCTAGTATAACGGGCCATGGAACCAAAGGAAGCATTAGTCTCGTAGACTACCTGATGCAGCTTGGGCAGCTGCTAGCTTCTTCAGTTGTGCTTCTGTCAGTTGAGGAAGTACTTCCAGAGCAAACTCAGGAACCCACCTCTCAATCACACGATCTGGTTTACCACGTTGCTTGATAATACGGATATCAAGGAACTTACGTTTCTTCAGCTTTTTGTAGATAGCATTAGGAACGTGATAGCCATCTTCAGTTACTTCCCCAAAGGGGACGTATTTAGAGATGGTTCCAATAAATTCATTGGCTACAGTGATAATCTCACCCGGCCACTTAGCCTTCTTTGGATCAAGGTTAGTGATGCGAAGACGAATGAGCTTCTCTGCATCTTTTTTAATCTGATTACGAATAACATCTTTGCTTTTTGCTTTTGTCTTTACAGGCTCACCAGTAAGGGCATTTACCTGTTCTTCATCTTCTTCGCTATCTTCTGGGGCATTGCCACTCAGTTTTTCATTGATACGTTCCTTCAATTTTTCTACACCAATGTTATTGGAGAAGGAAATACCGAGGGTAGTTGCTCTCTGTTTCAGAAGAGTAAGTTCATCTACTTGCTGGATTTCAGTGTTCTCTGTGTCACTCATGTTCTTGGTTCCTATTCTGTTTAAAAAGAACCAAGGGGATTATTCCCCTTGGTTCCAGTTACCTAAGCAAATACTTAGATAGGTGCAACGGTCTTGATCATTGCCAGACGCTCTGGACGCTCAATCAGTACACCGTAATACCACTTGATGGAACTGAAGCCAGTTTCACCATACGGATCATTACGATCAGCAGTATCACGACCCGGCATCTTGGTAGTTACCGAGAACTTCACACTCTTACCATCAGTCTGGAAACCAATGGTTTTGAATGCTTCGTTACCTACAACGAACATTGGGAAAACGTCATAACGCTCTTCCGATACTTCGTTAATAGAAGTTCTATAGCCAGGGTTGGTGACTACTGCTGCACCAGCAGCAGCCCAATGCAGCATCTCAGGTACTACAACGATACGGAAAGCATCAACAGTACCAATCTCACCGTTCAGTACAGTACCTGCATCAGCATAGTGCTGAACAGGAATGAAAGCAGCATTGCCGAAGTAATCGGTCATGCGCTTCAGTACTGGAACCAGCTCAGAGCCAATATACATGACACGAGCACCAGAGATCACACGGGTATCCACATTACGAGAACCAGTAATAACCTTGGTCTGACGCGGAGTACGGTTGTCATTCAGGATCTGATCCAGACGGACAAAGTTAGCGTAGGATACTTCAGATACCAGATCTGGGTCGGCACCTTCGCCAGTTACTTCATCATCGTCAGTTGCAATACCTGCATACAGAGTCACACCGGCAGCAGCCAGCAGATCTTTTTGCAGAACAGCTTCAGTAAACTGAACAGCACCATTCATCAGTTCACGGGACAGATGATCTTTCAGACCATCATCAGAATCAAAATCCATCGACTCTTGGGTGAACTCATAGAAGAAACCAAACTTGTGAATGGAACCTTCAATCTCCAGACGGGTAAAGCCAACACGGTTTACTCGACCACCATTCTCAGTGAGAGTGGGCATCTTACCGTTGATAGTACCAATGTCACGGCTGGAGCCGTACAGGTTGCCGTCTACGATAGTGGCACCACTGGCATCAATACCTTGATCGTTGACGTTACGGTCATCCAGCAGAGGCATATAGTGATAAGACTTAATAGTCTTACCAAAATGCTT